TTTGTCCTTAATTAAATTTTCAATTGGATTTTGGTCTTCATTAGTATACACTACATTATAGTCTTTTTCTAGCGCATTTTCAATTGCTGATAACCAAGACATATCAGATCTTCTAATATTTGGAGAATTATTTCTTCCATTTTGATTTGCTGGTCTTACTGAATTACCAGTTCCTCTTCTATTTGAAGGAAGATTTCTTTGACCCTTAGGGGCAGACGCTTGTTTATCTCCATCTTTCTTGACATCAGTGGCTTTGGTTGAAGTATTTTGTCCTGCCATTTGAGCTTGAGCTTGAGCTATATCAATTTGGACCCTACCTTGTATTGATGGAAACAAATTTTCTTCATCAACATCTGGATCTAAACCAAGTTCTATTCTTGCTTCATCTAAGCTAATTAATGAGTTTGCATACTTTTGCATGATGTGTGTTTCTTTTTTAACTTGAGTATCAACATCAATTTCTTTAAATTTAAAGAAACATCTGTCTGATACATTCTCTTCAGCTGGATTAACTATTGGATCAAAACCAGCTTCAAACAAAAGCTCATTAAATATATGAAGTCTAATCATTTCAGAGAATTGTTTTTGATATTGCTTTACTTTGTCGTATAACGCAACATCCAATCGATCTGTTACAGATCTATTGCCACCATTCATCATCATTCCAAGATGATGAGGAGAAACACCAAGTCCCACTGCAACTCTTTCCTTAAAGTGTTCAAGGTAACTTGATGCATCTAGCGCCTCTTTGCCGGAGCCAACAATTTCTATGTCATGCCTATGAGGTAGAATTAACCCACCTTCTGATCTTAGGTTTTCTATTTCTGCTGCTGCTCTATCAATTTCATCTGGCTCAGCTGGTTGCTCTGGAGTTCCAATTCTATATTTATAAAGTGGAAATAATTCTCTATGAACTAAATTTTGAATATCTTCTTCTATTTGTCTAAGAGCAACAACATCATCTAAGACTGCTGCAAGGAATGGAGTTCCAAAAGCTCTTCCAGTTTTTCTGTCAAGACTTATATGTATAACTCTATCTGCTGACCAAACTGGATTTTTGTTTACAGGAGAATATGTTAGTGGATCTGTCATTTGCTCATAGAGCTTTGGCCTATTGTGCTTATCTCTCATTATTCTTACTTGTTCAGTAGGTATAAGATAATAACCAACAATTGGCTCAGTTCCAGATATTGGATTTAATTTTGTTGGAAAGTATTCTGATATATCAGCGCGTGCTTTTACAATAAAAACATTTCCGTATTTAAATAATTGATCTGAAACTTCTAATAAGAAATCTGAAAATGGTCTTTTCATAGCCATTTCCATAAAATCTATTCTTTGATATAAATAAGAAACCGCATCTGGATTTTCTCCGACAATTTGCCAGCCCTCTTTCCAAAAAAGTTCTTTATATTTATTTATAGCTTGTTTAACATATGAGTCTGTATCAACAGCCTGCATTATTCTTTCAAAATCATAAGGAGACGGCTCAAAGGTACTTCTAGTGTTGTACCAATATGTAGAACCCCTATAGCCAAGTGCTAGTGCAGCAACTTTCATTGCCTTTGAGATTGTTTTTACATCTTCTGGCTCTATAGTTCTAGCTACAAAGTCAGAGTTAGAAAAACCCTCTATTTGGCGAAAGGGTATATAATCTTTTAAAGCCATTATCGTCTCCTATAAAAACTAATTAAAATAGTACTAATTTTAATAGTTTTTATAACTTAGTTTTGTGAGATGCCGGCTTTGTCAAAGGTATTCTTAATAATAAGTCCCTTAACTGATTCAAGCCAAAAAATCGTTTCAGCTTCAGAAAAGTCAGAACGATACGAAAGATTCTTATCACTAATCTTAATTTCAACTACGAACTCAGTTTTTACTGGGTTGCTTTCATTTGTTTCTGTTGTTACTTCATTATTTTCACTCATCTTAGTGTCCTTTTTGTTTTTCTATTATTGCTGTTAATTGCTTTATTGTAGCATCTTTTATTACTACCTCAGTCATTAATTGAGATAGTTTTTCTTGAAAAGATGCTATTATTAAATTAATATCTAAATTAGAATCGTTATTACTCTGTGAATCAAAACTTTCTGATACTTGCATTGATTGTTTTTCCTCTGTTGTTTGTTGTTCAAACATTAAATCTTGTTTATCTTTTTTGCTAAACATTTTTGACATAAGTATACTATATATTATCTTTTTATATCGTTTTTGTCAATTTTAGCTAATTATTGTTTTTCTAATTCTGATACTCTTTTACGGAGATCTTGAATACTTGCAACAGCTAATGCTAATAAATCAAGGTGCTTATACATTTCTACCTCTCCAGCTCCCCCTTCTTCGTAGTTGTAAACAGACAATAATCCATCAGAAGCTTCTTCAACTTCTTCAGCTATAAATCCAATATTAATAGATGATTCTCTTCTCGACTTTTGTTCTTCTGTTTCTGGTTTATAACTATTAACCGGAGCTTTCCATGTGAATGTTACTGGCCTTAGTGAATCAATAATTGAAATATTATTAAAATTTTGTATATTTTCTTTTAATTCTCTTTTTGAAGTCTGCCTAACAATTTCTCCACCACTAACAGACAAAGGACTTCCACTACCGGTAAATGTTGCAAGTCCAACTACATACCTTCCCGAAGTAAATTCATTAAGATTAACATATACAGTCTGTCCAGCTATCCAGGTGCTGCCATTGGAACTTGTATCAATATAAAAACCTTGACTACCACCAGCAAAGACATAACATTGTGTCGCAAAACCACCAGAAGCTGTCCCCAATAATATTTGACCGCCGTCTGAGGGTAAGTTTATACGACCACCAACTGTAATGTCAGAACCAGTAATATTAACACCAGTAATATTAACACCACTAATATCCGCTGCGGTTATAGTGCCAGTAACTAAACTTCCAGAAATAGAACCTGAAGTTGCATTTATTTCTCCAGTAATATCTGCGTTTGTTGCCGTTAGAGAGCCATCACTATTTACTTTAAAAGCACCGTTGTTAATATCTATTGAAGTTCCAGATATAGTTCCACCAGTTATTAGGTTTCCAGATATAGTCCCAGATGTTGCGTTAATAGTTCCAGTAATGTTTGCATTACTTGCCACTAAACCACCTTGTGGCGTTACCCTAAATGGCGCACTTGAAAATGTGCTATTGCCTAAATAAATTCCGTTTGAGTCAGCTTTAAATATAGAATTACCAGAACCAATAGAAATAGTTCCACCACTTAACTCTCCGCTAAAAGTTCCACCAGCCGCTGAAAGATTTCCCGAAAATGTACCACCCGCTGCAGAAAGATTTCCTGTAAAAGTTAAATTTGTTCCATCCCAATAAACATACTTGGTAGCATTTCCTACTTTAAATTCTGCAGTTGATATTACGCTACCAGTTGTATTTGCTTTCCATCTATTATGTTCGTCTATAAAAACTGCACCTGCCTTTACAGTTCCTCTTATTGCAGCTTGATCAAATTCAGCAAAACCGTCTCCCCTTATTAACCATCCGGCAGTGTTTGCTGAATAGTTGGAAGATCTTATAACTGCTGTATTAGCTGGAGCAGAATATGCGGTTGCGGCACCTGCTTGGGTCAAAATTATTTCATGAGCTCCAATTGTTCCAGCTGTTATTTTTGCAGCCGTTAAACTTGCTATGTATTGATTAGATATAAGAGGATTTTCTTGATCGCTTTGAACTATAGGAGACCAAGTACTTGGATTATTGCTAGAATCTATTGTTCTTATTCTTCCAAAATATCTTCTTGTTGTTGAATCAGTGCTATTTTCTACTGCTACCGTAAATACGTTTGATCCAGATGTTCCAGAAGAATATATAGTTGCGTTTGTTATTGGAGAAATATTTGGATAAGATCCTGAAACTTGGTCAGCTTCATAAAGCTCGTAACTATATGATCTTGCATCTTTATCTGATACATTATCAAAAACAAACATTACCTTTTCAAATGATGAATAAAGAGCAAGGTTTAATGGATAATCTGGAATTGTTTGATCTGTTGGAACAGAAAATATTATTGCCTGTGATGGAACAGAATTTATATTTAAATCTGAGTCTTTTACTCTAGCTGTTAATATGTAATTTTTTCCGTGGTTTTAAATTTTCTATTTTTCTTCTGACTTTAGCCATTAAACTGTTCCTCCAGAAACTATTCTACCAAATAAATATGGACTAATTTCTTCCTTATCTATTTTTGCATAAACATTGAGCGCGTATGAATAATGGTTAACTTCTATTCTTCCATCTTTGGATAAAGAATTTTTTTCGTAATCTGCTTTTATTCCAAAAATATAATCTTTATATATAAATCATCCGTAGAAAATACTAATATATTTTCTTTTTTACTT